AATGGGTACACGACCTTTTCAAGAACGGGCCGGAAATCTGGTGCGACGAGAAGGTAATGGTAAACGACAAGGGAATCGTGGTAAGGCGCGACACTAAAAGGCTCAGGGATTGCAGTCTGGGTCTTGTTTCCGTTTCCGGACCCGAAGAATGGTACAGGATATGCAGGCTGAACTGCCCGCCGGGAACTATAATAGAGGACTACAAGGAAGAAGAATGGGCAGCTCTTTACCAGGACATGCTTTCTTTGACCAGAAACGAGCTTACGAAGGCCTTATTGACGGAGAGAGGCAACAAGTCAGCCAAGATATTACTCGAGATTATGGAGCGCCGTGACAAGGATCATTGGGCAGAGGAAAAGGTAACGAAGACGGCCGAAGTGAAGAAATCCGACGGCGAAACCATAAAGTTCGTAATCGAAGGTATGTAAGATGGCCAAAAAACCGGTTTTTACAAGGGAAGACGGTATCCTGAAGGTTCATCTACTCGAACATCAGCTCGCTGCGGCGAACAGTAAAAAGAAAATATCCGGAATTGTAGGTGGACGCGGATGCGGAAAATCGATATTTCTCAGTGCGATGATAGTACAGGAAATGTGTCAGGGAGGCAAAGTAATTCTGTTCGGACAGGATTACAAAGCCTTGCTTTTTACATTATTCAAGGAAGTAGTCGACCGTTTCGAGGAATGCGGTTTTACGCCTTATGTGAATTACGGAACGAAATTCATGAAATTCAACGGCGGCGAACTTTACGGCTATAGCTATGAAAATATAGAATCCGTCAGGGGTCTATCGGAAGTTTCGTTACTTGTACTGGACGAGCTCGCCTTGGCCCCGAAAAATATATTCGAAACCGTTACCCCGTGTCTTAGAGGAGCGAAAAGGCCGATTAGAATATTGTTCGCGACTACCCCGAAAAAGGGAACTGTCTGGAACAAGTGGTTCAAGGACGACAGTATAGACAAGGATATATTTACCGCGACCATGTTCGACTTGCCGGACGATATAATTACCAAAGAAGAAAAAGAACTACAACGGAATACCATAAAGGATCCCGCGGCTTTCCAGCAGGAAATGCTCGGTGTGATTCTGGACGACGATATCGAATTCTGTATTATTTCGAAAAACGAATACCCGACGATGAAAATGCCGCCGAAGGGTAGGAAGAAACTCGGAATTGACCTGTCGGGTTACGGAGCCGACCAGAACGTATTCTGTGTTTCCGATGAAACCGGTATAATCGAAATAGTAAAGGAAACTGTAGCGGATACGTGGAAGCTGTACAATATAGCGAAGGAACTGATTAGAAAATACAACATAGTCGATATAAACCTGGACGGTACAGGCGGATACGGAAAAGGTTTGGCCGACGTATTGAGAACGGAAAAGAACCTGCACGTAAACGAGATAAATTTCGGTTCGAAGGCCAAGCAGCCGGACAAGTATGTAAATACTCGTACTGAAATGTATATAGAGGCTTGTGAAAAAATCAGAAACGGTTTCTATATAGACGATAATTCCGAACTGAAGGATGAATTGTCATATATGTCGTATTCGATAAACGGTAACGGAAAGACGGCTTTGGTGCCGAAGTCGACAGTGAAGGATTTATTAGGTCACAGCCCGGATACGGCCGACGCTTTCGTATTGTCGGTATATGACCTCGAAAATGAACTGGAACCGGAAATAACCCCAGAACAGGGTCTGAATATATGTATGAAATTCGTGAATATTTAGAATTATATATAATGTATGGAGGAATTTATGGAATACAAAGATTATATAGAAATTCTAGATAAAAACGATTTGGTAATATCAAGCTCGGACGGTATAATTTACAAGACCGGCAAGAAAAATAAGAACCGACCGATATGTAACAATACGGTATTTCAGGACCTGGTGATAAAGAAACAAGCCGAAAACATAACCGGGAAAGAATACGAACTATTGGGAAACTTCATAATGACGCTAATCAGGATAGTCCTGAATAATGTCAAGTTCAGATATCAGCCGGACAATATACGTGAAGATATAGTTACCGAAGCGTACGTGGATATATTTACCGCCTTGCAGAAGAAATGTTTTGACCCAACAAAGGGCAATGCATATTCTTATTTTTTCAGACTGGCCTATGTTTCGGGTATACACGTGTTAGAAAAATACAACAAGATTAGGGAAACTGAAGAAAAACTGGTCGAAACGTTCATGGAAATGTATATAGTGAATGACGGCCGTAAAATAGAAACTAATTTTGTATAGATAAGGAGATTTTATGTCAACTTGGCGAGATGTAATTACGGAAGCGGCTGTCAGGGCCAATATAGTATACAGGAAGAAGGAAGTTCCGGCCGATATTTTCACGACCGCGTCCAATTTACTGAAGGGTATTCTGCAGGAATATTCGAATCGTAAATTTATTACGGCCTATAGTAACGAATCCAATTTCGTGCCGGTTTCCGAATCTTTTCTGGTAGGCGAAGGCCCGGATGTAACCGTACAGGCGGCGAAAATCCAGACCCCCCAGTCCGTACTCTATAGAATAAACGACAACGAATGGGTGCCTTTGAATTTTATCGCATATGATCAGTTTTATGCTGCGGGTTACGGCGATTACTGCGTGTCATGGCAACCGACCGGAATCAACCAGTACAAGCTGTATTTCAGACCCAGGTTCGTAGCTCAGAACAGAACATGTAAATTGATTTATACCTTGGAAATGCAGTTCGCCGACAACGATATCATAAACTTGCCGACGCCTTATGTCGAATTACTTACTCGCGCGCTCGCTTACAAGCTTACGGTAGCATATCCGAGGACAGACGCGACCAAGCAGAACAGTTTGAAACTTGAATTGACTGAACTCGAAAACATGCTGCAGGCGTCCAATGCTTCTCAGAAAATTATTACCAGAAACTTGAACAACAGGGGATCCTTGCTCGGTAACCTTATTTCGGGTGAATTCGTATTCGGAGGCTAAGGTGTCCAAACATATTGTACAAAATATAGTGGGCGGTATAAGCAGGTACGACTTGGCTAAGGTGTCCAATGCCGAAACTGTCAATATGTTCGAAGAAACCGTAAACGCTAACGATTCTTATGTGAATAAGATACTGCGCCCTATTTCCGGTTACAAGACAGTTTGCAATATACCGAATTCCGTAACTGGTAAATGCAGGGGTATGTATACGGTTTCTATCGGTTATAACGGTCATCCGGTAACGTATGCGGTTTTCGGCGATACTCTTTTCCTTATTACGGAAAACAACATACCGTTTGAAATAGCTAAGATTCCGTACGGTAATTCCAGAATTCATTTTGCCCAGACGTCTAATCTTTACGGTTTCCATACTCATCTAGTATTCGTGGACGGTTCGGCAGTATATGCGGTAGATACCGAAATTCTGCCGGCTTTACAGATAGCTGATTTCAAGGTGATACAGCTGCCCAAACGTAACGTACAGGACAATATATTCATCAAGCCGTCACATGTGGCTTATCTTTACGGATATATAGTGGTAAACGATATGGATACTGACGCCTTTTACGTTTCTTATCAGTTTCCTTTCCAGAGGAACAGTTCGGGCGGTTCGGATAACGACGGTACGGTAGACAACAACATATTCATGTACGGTTCGCCGGAATGGGGTGAAACCGGTCAGTCGATGGAAGCATATTGGCAGCCGGACAAGACCTCGGCGATAGTATCGAACGGTACTCGTCTTTTTACTTTCGGCGATACTTCTTTCCAGATTTTCCAGTATACCAACGACGTGAATATTCCTTTCAACAGCCCGGATACGGCGGCTCGTATGATCGGACTGAAGGCGGTAGATTCTATCGCCCAGTTAGGAAACATAGTAGTATGGTTAGGATCCGCGGATTTGGGCAATAACGGTATATACGTAAACAGGGGAACCACGGAAGTAGAACGCGTGTCGACGCCGTCGCTCGAGCGCGAATGGGCCAAATACAAGACGGTAATCGACGCCAAGGCCCAGATATGGCAGGATGACCAGCATATATTCTACATAATCGATTTTCCGACAGCCAACAAGACTTTCTGTTACGATTTGACAGAACAGTCATGGACGGAAAGGTGTACTCTAGATACCGAAACTAACCGTAAGAAGTCGTGGAGATATACGGACGCGGTGATGAATTCGAAGGGAAATATTTGGCAGGCGGCGGAAAACTGTATAGTCGAACAGACCGACGACAAATGGAACGAACACGACGGCAACCCGATACTCAGACTGAGGAAGGGCGGGGTTATCTATTCCGACAGGTCGAATTTCATCATAAACAATATAGAGGTGGCTATAAACAACGGTCAGTATTCTGAAGAATTTTACGGCGAGAACGCCAAGATGATGATGAGATTTACTACCGACGGAAATGACTGGACCGATTTGGAAACAGTCGATATCGGCAATACCGGACAATACGATTACGACTGTATATTTTACAATTTCGGTATGTCGAAGATATTCACGATAGAACTGTCGTGTTCGGAAAATATACCGTTCGCCTTATACGGTATAAAGATAAATTCGGATGTAATGTCTTACTAAGGAATTCGATAATGGAAATAACTACTTCATATACTAGTCACGAGGATTTGGCCGAGGCGACCCGTGGATATTGGGGCAAGGATGTCGGCAAGGATTTTTCTCTCGTGTATTTCGGTCAGGCGGTTATCGGTCAGGCGGACAATTCCGATATATTGGAAAAAGAATGTAAATGCGCCCATTATAGATGGGTAGAAATAGGTAATAATACTTATTTAGCAATTTTGAAATAGGAGAAACAATATGTTAGGTGAAATAATTGGTGGAATCGCCGGTATCGGCGGCGCAATCGCGGACCCAGTAGTCAACTATTACACGGAAAAGGAAAACCGTAAAGCGGCGAGGGAAGCTGCGAAAAAGAAAGCCGAAGCGATTAGACAGGCAGGCGGAGCGGCTGAAACCCAATACCAGGCGATGATGGACGAACTGGACAAGTATAACGAGAGTCGTTATAATTACTCGACGCCGGAACAGCGCGCCGAATATTCTCGTCTTGTATCCGAATACGATCCGCAGACTTATGATTTCAAACAATTCGAATACGGCAAGACGATGGACGACTTTATCAACCCGGAAGCCGAAAAGATAGCCGAACTCGCGGGTCTGAAGAAACAAGCCGAACTTGCCGGTCAGGGTGCCGCGGGTGGAACTGCCGGTTTGGCCGGTATGGGTTATTCCAGATGGGAAGCCGCCAATCAGCTTTATAACGACGCCCAGCGCGCGATGGAAAACGACCGTAGTCAGGCTTACAGGGAATACGGTGACTATATCGACCGTATGCAGAAGAAACTCGATACCATGAATGCCAATCAGATGTCCAAGATAAATCTTATCGGTGGAAATATTTCGAAGGACGAAACGGCGCAGTCGGACTATATGGCCGATCTACTTGCAGTCATGGGAGACAAGGCGGCAAACCGTATAAATACGGCGGTCGCGGCGTATTCCTAATTTTAGTAAGGAGAATGAAGAATGGCCAGAATATATAATTCAAGACGACTTTTGGATCCGACCTTTGTTGAAATCATGAGAAGCAATATCGACAAGCCAGTCGACGTTACCATTACTGGAAACCGTAAAATCGCCGATTCGTTAGTTTCCGCAGCGAAAGATGTAGGCGGTATTATTGGTGACACGGCGAAAAGTTTATCTGACGAATATAAGGAAAAGAAAGCTCAAGAGGAACGCCGTAAATTGATCGGTAATCCGACCGACCCGATGGAATCGTATTTGGCTGATGAATACGTACGGACCGGTTCGACGTCCGGCTTGCTTCAGTACAGGAATATCAAGCAGATGAACGAAAATCGTGAAGCCGAAAAGCGATACCAGGATCGTGCAGCCGAAAACGAGAAACTGAGACGTTATAATATCGAAATGGAAAGCGTAAGGCCGCAGTATATCAAGCTGCAGCAGGATTTCATGAATGCCGACCCTGAACAGAAACTGGTTATCAGGGGTCAGATGAACGCGATCGAATCCAAATTTCCTGAACTGAAGTCCAGCGTGAACATGGATACAATCGACAGTGCACGTCAGGAACGTATCGAACTTGAAGAAGCCAAGAAGGCCGAAGAAGAATATCTGAAGCAGGAAAAGGAAGAAAAAGAAAAGGAATTCAAGAAGAGATCCCTCGAAAACCGTGATTATTTCGTAAAGAACTTTATTCCCGAAAAGATGAATGACGAAGATGAAAAGAACGAAATCCAGATAATGGCGACTAACCTTTACAACCGCGGCGGACTGACCGAGGAGGATTTCAAATTTATTCAGTCGAAGATCCAGGGTGAAAAATCGCAGGTAAAGCAGAATATCGAAGCTGTAGGCAGTGCCGTCGCCGGAAAACTCGGTGAACAAACCGGTAAAGATATAGAAGAATCCCGTGCAAAGAAACAGCTCGCCGATGAAGGTAGGGAAGCTATAAAGACCGGACGCCGTCCGACTAGAGCTCAGCAGAGGGCAATAGACGAGGGTTACTAATATGAATGAAATTGACAAGATACAGGATTTCGTAAACAATAACTTATTTGCCGATGTTCCGACTGATACATATAATAAGATTCTAGACGATTCCGAAAATATGGATCTTCATTCATTTGTCCAGAAATGGGATGAATTTTTGTACAATAATTCTGACGGATGGAACAAGGTGAAGCCCAAGACAGAGGAACTGAGCAAAAGAATCAGTGACGCTTTCAAGGACGACAAGTTCAATCCGTCCGAAGGCAAGCGTGAAGAACTCTACAAGGAAAAGTTTTCCGACGTTCCCCGCGAACAGTTCAACACGACGCTTTCTAATATGAAGAATTATTACGAAGACGAAGTGAAGGCTCGCGAATATGAAGCGGGTAAGGCTCGTCGTGCCAAAGAGGTAAAGGATGACTGGGGTCTTGTTCGTAATATTCTTGCGTCCGATTATGAAAAGCAAAGATATATCGAAGATCCTGAATCTGCCTTATTCGGAAAGGAAGCCGGTGACGATATCTTACAGAAAGGGGAAGCCATCAGTGACCTTTCTTACGGTGTTGCCGGTGCGGCAGGCGATGTTATTCCCGGACTCGGCGCCTTAGTCGGTCCTGGTGTACGTGCAATGCGCGACGTTCAGCATAAAGTGACCGGTTCGCCTTATCAGAAAGAAGGTGAAGATATAGTTTCCGATGTCATTTCGGATGCGGCTATAAATCTCGGAACCGAATACTTGCCGACCGCCTTGGTAAGACGCGGCGCACGCGGCGGTAAAAATGTCAGTAAGACCCGCGGATTCCTGATGGATGTTTCCGACGAAATGAAGCAGAACGCCAGAACCGTGCAGAATCTGAAGGCGGAACAGATGTTTGACGTTATCGCGGATAACGCTAATGACGTACGTGCTTTGGAAACAATCGTAGAACGTATGCCCGATTCGGATATCAAGGTCGATTTGAATTCTATAATCAAGAAGGAAGATTTCAAACCTAACGATATTCTTTCCTATATGGACGAATATAAGAACGCCAAAATCGAAGGCGTGGGTGCATACAAGACGGATCCCAAAACCGGCGCCGTTACTGTCAGGAAGAAAAGTGAGGGTTATCTTGGCGACAGCGCCTTTGACTATTTCAAGAAAGAAGAACAGCTGAAAACCAGACCTAAATCCGCAACCAGGTCGTTCCTTGCCAAGGCTGCCGGTGACTGGGGTCCAGCCGCCCAAACTTTCGTGAAGGAAGCCGATACAGCGAAGGGTCGTAGTAAAAAGGCGGAAATCGACGAAGAAAAGGTAAAGGACTGGTACAAGGCCAATTACAGCCGTGACTGGGAACTCGATTTCAAGCCCAAGAAAAAAGACGGCGATCCGAAATGGGAAGCCTATAAAGAATGGTATATTGATAAATACGGAACTAGTCCGGATGAAGAGGAGGAATAATGCTCGGATATCTTTTATCGCCGACTATACAGTTAGAAGACGTAAACGGAATACCGTTAGTAGGCGGTAAGATATACGTCTACAAGGCAAATACTACTACCCCGGCAGTTACTTACAGCGATTTCGCCGGCAACATGAATACCAATCCGATTATCCTGGATTCGATCGGCCATGCGACCGTTATCGCGGATGATACGGAAATGTTCGATATAGAGGTTCGCAAGGCTGACGATACTTTCCTGTTCAGTTCGAAACTCGTAGGTGTAAACCAGGGCGGATCCGGTACGGTAAGCAACGTGACCGTCCAGCCGGGTTTCGGAATTCTCGTAAACGAATCCATAGCCGATAACGTGGTGACTTTTACCGTTTCCGCCGATACCAATTTCATGGCGACCAAATCCGATCTGAACGGTAAACAGGACATATTGATTCCGGGTTCGAATATCGATATTACGGACAATACAATTTCCGTTACCGGGCTGGCGCCTTATTCCGCCGGCGCCAATATCGATATTACTAACCACGTAGTTTCCGGTAAGGACTGGTCGAACGATATTCTGACTGCGACGACCGGAAAAATCGATAAAGTTACCGGCGGTGCAGGTTCAGAAACTAACCCGGTATATCTGGATGCTTCTAATGTAATTCAACCGTGTTTTAGCGGTTCCGTAAAACTTGCTGAAACAGTTCCACATTATTTTTCTGCCGATGCCGGTAGTAATATCATGCTTTATGCGCCTAATGGAAGTCATAAAACCAGCGGCGATAGTATAAGAAATTCAGTTTTTATCACCAATTATGATAACTATTTGACAAACACGACAACCGATAAATATGAAAACTGCATATTTATGGGTAATTGTTATATGTATTCGCCGAATAATGCTGGAACGTGTTCGTATGAAGACAATATAATAATTGGAAACAATAGTATCAGTCTTGCACAGAGTAATACAATTTGCAATACAGTTATAGGTACGCATAATGATCTTCTTGGAGATAGGGGTGCTTCTAGTCATAAATTTCAAACAACTACGGTCGTGGGTTATCAGAATAATGCCTATACTGATACATATGCAACGACTATAGTCGGTTCCAATAATGACGTGGGTAATTATGAATCTAGTGCGGTAAATAATAAAGAAGTGCAAGTGTCCATCTTTGGAGATAATAACGAATTCACTTACGATTCGACAGATAGTTTGCCGACACATAATTTTATTGTCGGTGTAGGAAATAATGTCGTAAGTAGGGTCAATTATAAATGTGCCGCCGTCGGTTTTGATAACAATTTGACTGGTAACTGTACATTATTGTTCGGTGACGGTCTAACGGCGACTAACGAGGGTTCCTATGAAGATAAAATAATGAAGGTGGGCTTCGGAAATTGTCATTTCGAAATACATTCTTCTGGAACTGTCTATAACGTCGTAAACGGAACCAAGAGACCGTACTATACGATAGTAAATGACGGTACTGTAGGTACGGCGACCAATACAATATACATCATATAAGGGTATATCATGTTTTATATAGGCAATAACAGGAAGCACCCGATTATTTTCAACCAGGGAAACGGTGTACATTATAATCCGTGCTTGTTCATAAAGGACAACACGCTAATATATCCGTCTTTCAACACGCAGACTTATCCGTTATCGACCAATAGGTCTTTCAGCAAGGATTTCGTCGGTTTCTGCTGGAACTTGCACACGATGGGAGCCTTTTCCACTACCGGGTGTTTCGCGTCGATAAAGCTGAACGCCAACGACATGCTTCATCCGATGAAACAGTTCAACGGCTGTAACGGTTACGGTTATTACGACGCCAATAACGGTTATATGTATTTCTATATCGTTCCGTCCAATTTCATCAGGTCGGATCGTAAATATCTTGCCCATACAACCACGTGGGATTTCTGGACCCAGATCGGAACCAATAACGGCAACCTCACGGTGGTAAATTCCAGTAGCGATATCGGAAATCTTTCATCCAGTACGACCGATACTTTGGAATTACGTTTCGGCAACAGCGGTTACGGTAACGGTGATTACGACGAAGTAAAGGTGGCCTATCATGCGTATATGGATTTTTCTATTTCGGACGGCGTACATACGATGGAAGACCTATATGATAACCAGGAAATATATTGCAGGGCCGCCTTGTATACGCCGTTTTATACGGTCAGCAATTACTTGACAGGGCTTACATACCCGAAATACGATTTCAGTTCGGGCTGGAGAAACCTGCCGGGATATACGCAGAAACAATTCTATACGGAATTCGACGACGTGGGTCTTTTACACAAGATGGAAGAGGATTTCACAATGTACGATTCGGATTATGTCGATTTCTACTATAACGGAAACGGTTCACTAAAGAACAGAAGTCTGGTATTCATACCGATGATAAAAATCGGTCTGAATCTTTCCAAATTTACTTACCACGACGCCGTTATATCGATGAACTATACTGACCAGATGTTATTCAAAACGGCGGCCAACGGCGGTCGTCTGGACTAGGACGGTCATAACGGTTTCGAAATCGCCGACATAAAGGGGGACAAAATGGCGGAAACAATTTCACAGATAATTCCTTACGTACCGCAGGCCGCTTGGCCGGTAATTCTGGTCGTAGGACTTTATCTTTACATAAACAAACAGAGAAAGGATACGAAGAACGAGAGGGATACGGACAGCCTTTCTATTCACGATACTTTGATAAAGCACGGTTTCCAGATACAGGCTTTGAAGGACGCCGACTTGCACAAGTCCGACGTGCTGGAAGACCTGAGGACGCAGATTTCTACAATGAACGTGGAAATAGCTAAACTTTCGGTTTCTATCGACAACCTTACTATGCTGCTGGAAAAGAAATAATTTTATAAGAGGTAAAATATGAAAATCAACGGAGAACTGGGAAAAGTATTGTCTACGAGTCCGGAACACAAGCAGTGGAACTGCGGTATGGGTATATTCAAGCCGGGCGTGGTATACTGGGAAGAAAATCCGGAAGGACGAGTCATAATCGACGGCAAGAGGTGCAAGATACTTTCCAAAACCGAATACGATAAGAATTATGTCCTCATCGGCGGGAAAAATTACAAGACCGCAAAAATAGGGAACCAGACCTGGTTAGCTGAGGATCTAAATTGTACTTTTGAAGGAATCGACATAAAACAAGGCGGTCAACTTTCAACTAATCCTGCAATGTATTATTGGAATAATACTTGTTTTTACAACGGAAACGCTATCAGTAAAATAATTGTCCCGGGATGGAGAATTCCGACTATTGATGATTTCGATATTCTTGTAGAAGCAGTAGGCGGTATTTCAGTCGCCGGGCAGAAATTGAAATTATCGAAGTGGTCCGGTACTAATGAATTCGGTTTCAACGGTGACTGCGTAGGCAGTATGTATGCTTCGGGATATTTC